CAATGTCCACCGTTCCTTCCTGAGAAAAAGTCAGCTGCTCTACAACATACACGTTTTGTGAGACGTTTTCATTTTTAACACTGAAAACTGTGTCGTGAAAAGTTGTATCGGACACTTTCCCATTACTAACTTGCATTATTCCTTCTTCAACGTCCTGCGAGTTTGTTTTAAAGAAAAACACTTTATATTGGTCGTCGGGCATGTCTTGCAAACTATTTACTACTCCAGTGGAGCTTACTGTTCCATTATTTGCGCTGAAATAAGGACTGGAACTTGTAATAACTTTTATGTAAGATCCAGCGCGTAAATTTAACCCGTGCAAAGTTGTTGAGAAAGAAATTGTATGGGTTACTAAATCGCGAATCCCTAAAAAGTATTTTGCAACTTTAATTGCATGAGTTTTTGAAGTGCAGAACTGTGTTAGGTCAAACTGCTCTTGAGGCAATAAATCTATGTTGTGCTTTTGAAACTGTCCTTTCAGCTTGACTTGTATAGTTTTTTCTTCAGGTAGCTTGTTCCTAGATTCCTGCCTATAACGCACCACTGCTTTAAAAGGTCTACGCTCTTCGCTCCTTAGATACTCAAGTTTATAACTGTCTTCTAAAATGTTGCCAGCTGTAAAAAGCTGATCTATTTTTACCGGCCCCTCGTTAATTTCACCGCTTTTTTCCATTACAGGTATTGCGGGTTTTAGAGAAAATTTACCATCTGTAATTACAAAATTCAACAAAAAATACGGAGACGTGTCGGTAATGTACTGGCGAAGATTTGTCCTGTCGCCAACCACCCCATTAAAAAATAACTTTTGTGTGTGCAAAAAACGAGAAGCAATTTTAAAAACACTTAAATTTTCGTCAATTTCGCCGGTTTCTTTTCTCGCTCCATCTTTTTCTAACAAAGCTGGATTGTCTTTATTTATTTTTAGCAAGGCCCCCGCTCCACCTGTTTGATCGGTTAACAGGTAAAAAACTAAATCAGTAAATAAATTACTTGGACCAATTTCCTTGCGGTTAGTTTCAGAATTTTGTTGATCATAAACTTCTAAACTAGGATGCAACCTTTTAACATGCAAACCACTTTTTAACCAGCAACGCAGTTGATCTAAACTAGTAAAATTACGACTTGCTTTTAGCGATAAACCAGCAAGAGTTAAATTTCCATACTGTGGAATTTCTGCATTTTCAACAATTTCATTTACATAAACAATAGCGTGTTCAGGCTCAGATTCGTTTGATTTTTGCACTAAACTTCTGTAAAGACTAAGATCTGAATACTGACTTTGAGTTTCAAATTTGGCCTCGCCAGTTTCTTTTGTTATGGGTTCTATATTTATATCTGAAATAATATATACAAAACCGCTTAAATCAAAAGAAGTTTTGTATGGGTTGTCAGAAGCAATTACGACAAGATCGTTAAAAGCCTCATCCTCTGTCCAGTTAGTTGTCGTGCCTATCTCAACAACTTCAATTTTATTGGGATGATTCCAAACTTTAATTTTGCCAGCAAAATCTCTTACATCTAATTTTTCGACAGTTGCTGTTAATTCAAATTTAATAGTTTTAAGCCCTGCTGCGTAAGTTCGAGCAACTGTTTTTGACTGTCCAGGTTCTAATCCCCTAGGGTCGCCAAAAACTTCGTAATAATAAGCTTGTTCTCGACCTAAAGGCCCTCTTACTACGTCGATATCTGTAACTATATGAATTTGACCAGAAAAGGTCATCGTTCCATTTGGGTGATTACGAACAAATGGATTTGAGTTTGTGTAAGCTGCTGTACTACCTCCATCTTCTGTAGAGCCAAGGCCGCGCTTAATATCAAGATTATTGTTAACAGCAAACTGATCTGAACTGCTTACAAGTTCACAGCTAATAAATTTCCATGTAAAAGTTACTCCATTATTTACGCGAGCATAATGCGAATCAGGCAGCCTTACTTTTTGTACTGTCCATTTAACAATAACCCATCTGCCTATACCAAAACTTTCTCTTGTTTTTGTCTCTTTAAATCCCCCTTCATTGATTGGATCATTATCGCAACGCCCAAAAATTTCATGAAAAAATGCTCCGTTTTTTCCAGGAAAACCTTCTATACCAAGCGGATCAATACTTGATATATTGACAGTTTTTCTAATAGCTTTTGCTACTGTTGCATTTTCTTCTTGAGACTGTGGCAACACAATGTTGCTAGAAATTACTCCAGGTAAGCCTAAAGTTGCAGAGCTTGCGACTTCTATTGTTTTAGGATCTCTAATAAATTCTTTGTTAACTTGGATATTGTCTTTTCTAGTAATTGTTCCTGCAACTTTAATCTCAAATCTTCCAAGGGTTACAAGGTCAGCAAGCAAAGGAAGCAATTCCGTTTTTTCATCAGAAAAAGAACCTGAAAGGCTAATTATTTCTTGTTCATCTGCAAGGCTGCGTAATTCAGAGCCAGGAATACTTACAAATTTATACTCTAACTCAACTGGCGCTGCGCGATGAATAAAACGTATAGAGTTATATTGATCAACCGGTTTACTTCCTGTAACTGCAAAGTAATGATCTATTTTTTCAAAATTAAAACTATTGCCATTTTCATCTAAACCAGCTTGGCGCACAAATACTTGGAAAACAGAAGTTCTTTTAATGTGCCCAGTGTACGTTCCAGAGCGCACTTGTGCTTCGTCTTTGTCAAACTCAATTAGCTGTTCCGGGCTTGGAACGGTGTTAAAAGCGCATAAGCCATTTAAACGCTGAAAAACTCTGCTTTTTATTCCAATTTCAGTAACAACAGCAGGTCTGTTGTTTCTTACCAACCCTGTTGAGACGCGCGTGATAGGAAAAAAGCTAGCTCCAATGCCGCGTTTATCACCAATAAAATCTTTGCCTTCAGCTTTAATTACAAGCTTTTCACTAACAAGACCAATTTTTTTATTTCGCGACTCATCCACGCTGAGACAACGCAACATTATTATTTGTCTTTTGGCCTTTGGTTTGTCAGGTTCGTATCGAGTTAATTTTCTTTTTATTACTTTCCACAAAGTATTTCCAACCGCAAATTGTTCACCAATTTGCATGGCATCGTCAGCCGCGATTTGTTCTGAAACAACTGTTTGGTTTATATCGTCAACGCTTTCTCCTCTCTTTCCTGATGTACGGTGATATTTATCTTCGGGTATTTTTGACGGATCAATAACAAATCTTACTATATCCCCTTCTTCTACTTCTACTACATCAGAAAGTTTGTCGTCTATGCCTAAACCGTCTACAGTAATTGAGCTATCATCTGATTTTTTTATTAGTTCAATTAAACCCATACGAGGGCTATATTGACGCCCCTTTCCTTCCATGCCTTGCTTTTTAACTTTGCGTAAGTCGTCATTGTCCCTTGCGTTTACATTTTTATCATCATCTCCAACAATTTTTATCCGACGCATTATATTGTCGAATCCTTGTTGTCTTTCTGCTTTATCAGCGTCATCTTTTACAAGTCCCTCTATAACTGATACAGTTTCATAATTTACCCTATAACCATTGCCATTTGGTATCGCTGCGTGAACTCCAAATTGCGTGTTATTTGATAATGAATATGCGTGACAGAAATTTTTTGAGTTATCAGAGTCATTGCTTGGGCATGTAAAAGCATCTTCATCTTTCTTGCCCTGAGAAAATATAGAGGGGTCTCCCGAATCCAAAGTCCCGTTAGTTCCGTAGACTTTGTTGTTAAACCTAATCCGAGTTCTGCCAGATGTAGTCGTATTTTGTTTCCAGTAAAAAGCAAAAAAGTCTTCGTGTATAGCGTCTAGCGCATTATTGCCGAGAAAAATTCCCTCAAGGCTTGGTGGCTCAATTCCATCAGGTTCTTCATCGTCAGTAACTCCTTGTTCGCCAACAACAAACATTAACTTGGCAGACTGCTGCGTTCCATGGCTAAACATCCGTGACCAAATAAGTTTTGGCGTAATAAGCATTCCGCCAACATTTGTTTTGTCATCGTAAAGACCAAAAATAATTGGAACGGGTGCGCCATAATCTGCCAGGTCGTTAAGCGTGTCAAAGCCTCGGCTTTGGGTAAAACGATTGCCTGCGTTGACACTCCCAAGATCTAGTTGCGACCGCTTTGATGCCTCTGGCATCTTGGGCTTTGGTGTTAGCAGATAAGCAACACCAGTCAGCACCAAGCTGACGGCAAGGCTGATTAAAAAAGTTTCTCCAACGCCAGTAGCCTGAATATCAGGAATATGGTCGTACTCAGCCGGACGCACCACACCCTTACGTCTTACTTCAGCAGCAAACTTGCGATACTCCTCCTCAGTTATCCCAATCGTCTTAATTAACTCTCTCTCGTACGGAAGCAGTAGTACGTCGTAAACAGACGGGCCGAAGACCATTGTACCTTTTTCAGTCTTCGATTGACGTACAAGATTCCCGTCTGCCATGTGACTGCAAATGCCCAGGATTGCTGCGGTAACAGCAGAATGTCACCATCATACTCAGGCTTTTCAACTCGCATACCCCAACGCATAATGTCGCGGCAGATCTCCCATTTGCTTGCCTCATACCAAGACTGCTTGAACGGTGGCGCGTCAATGCCTATCCGCTCCAATGCCTGATAACACAAGTGGATGCAGTCGATATAGCCGTCACTACCGTCAGCACCAAAGCGGTACGGCATTCCGATTAAATCACTGCAGTCGGACACTGTTGCTAATCGGCAAGTTTCCAACTATGCGTTGCGTCAATGATCGCCTTGGCACGTCCGTTCCAACAGCATCCAAAACAGAACTCAGCTCTAGGTTGAGCGAGACATTATCCCATTGCCCGCCAGTGACTTGGCCGGTGTAGGTGTGAACAGTGGTATGCGTTGCCGTAAGGCCAGAGTCAGGATCAGAGTCTTCGATAATTAAAAGATCAACCTCCATTACGTGACTACCTTGAATTGCTTCAACCGCCCAACTACGAGTTAGTTCATTATTTGGAAAAACAAGCGTGGATTCAAGTCCATCACCTGTGCGGTTAACGGTGACGCCAGAAAAACCAAAAGGCACAAAAAAATAACTTTGTGGCGTTTCATCAGTTGCGCCTTTGTGGCTTAGTTGCTTGTTAATAAAAAAGTTCTGATACCGAAATTCAACGGTATTTTTTGCCTTGATTCGTAAAACGTGGCCGAAAGCAAACTGCGTCACATTCCTAACCTCTTACGAGTGCTGCTGCTCATCTGCAACCGCTTAAGCGTTTGTTGTTCACCCTGTTTAGCACCCTGATCAGCAGCTTGCCTTATGCCTTGCTGGA